CCCCCCCCAAGGCCCGATTTTTGGCGTGGCCCGCACTCGCAGCCGCGCCGTATAAAACGGTGGGTCAGGACCAGCGGCAAACGTGGCGTTGCTGACCCCCAGAAACCACAGGAATGTGGACCTGTACAGATACCAATGGAACGATTGATGTTTGTACACTACCATCTTGCAGCACCCGTGACCTTGCCTAGAATGGCGTTGATGTCAGGCCCTGGTGTCTTGTGCCCTGCCTTGTTCTCAGCCTTACGAGTGAACCATGCAAGCGATACAGGTGGCTTCTTGTCCTGAGACATGAACCATGCGGCTGTTGCCGTGGCGTCTGCAATGAACGTGTCCTCGGTGTATCCCATGTTCAGCACCGCCGCTGCTATTGAGACCTGCCGGTCATCGTACTGCCAGCGTATCCCGGTGGCCTCTTGGAATACTACACCATAAGCTGCACAGATGGCTCGACATGCACGTTCAGGCTGATGACCGCCTTGCGCGCGCGTGGGCATGTGAGACTTGCTTTTCTTTCTTTCTTCAACAAAACCATTTATACTATTCTTATCTTCTAGTTCTAAGTTATAGCTACTAACAACCTCCGGGTTGTTTTTTCGTACAACCTGCAGGTTGTTTTTTCGTACATAGCCCTCATCACTATTACAACCTGCAGGTTGTTGACTATCGTACTTATCCACAGGCTTAGAACGCTGCTTTGTGAGCTGTCCTTTGGCTCCTCGGTTGGCTACTGCCATTGTATCTTGCGCCTCTCTTGTGAGTTCTTCCTCGGTCTTTGGTGTGGTGTTCAGCACCTCTTGCAGTGACATTCTGGGGTCGTAGATTACCCTCCAGACTGCGCCTCTTTTGCCCCATGCTCTTCTGTTATCTTCTTTGCGTATCTTCTGAATGTAGCCGTACTCGACCAGCTTCTTCATGTGTTTGTGTACTGCTTGCTGAGAGATGCCGATGGCTTCAGCTACGGTGAGTTGGTTCATGAAGAACACGCCGGTGTGTGCTTTGGCGTAGGAGCAGACGAAGGCGAGGACACCGAATGTTGAGGCGTATTTGTGCAAGCGTGTGTCCACTGTTGCTCTGGGCGGTATGAGGCAGAATGGACCGGGTGCTTGGTACTCACCGTGGCCATCTGGCGCATCCCTTATTGGGTCTGGACTGAGGGCTGACTTACGCATCGTCCTCGTCATCCTCATCATCTGTCAGGCGCTCACCACTGCCGAGACAGTCTGTACAGGTCTCGACCCGCTCCTCTATGTATCCGCTATCAACGTCAAAAGACTGCCGGTGATACAGTTCTATCAGTATGGTGCCGGTGCCCCCGCATTTCTGGCATATCTTCATGGCTTCATTTGTGGCGCTGCTCATCCTGTGCACTCCCCGTCTGAAGCCTGGCAAAGAAATGCCTCGTCATTGAACAGCCATGTTTGTTGCTTGTTAACGAACTCAGCGAGTGCACCGTAGCTGCCTCGTTTATGGAATGTGGCCCCAACCTTCTCTTCTTGGTCTGACCACCACTGCATTCTGTCCGGCATGTCTCTGAATAGTGCGGCTATTGTTGCCTCTGATTTCAAGAAACAACCGTCACAATTGCCGTGACCCGGCGTTATGTTGAGGTCGAATGGCTGGGTGTCCCAGAATGCTTTGACTGTGTGCTTGGTGGCTTGTGCATCGTTGAGAGGATACCAATTGTTCCATCTTTTATCTGTTGATTGCTTAAGTCTGTGTGCTTCGTCTGCCCTGATGCCGACTGTGTTTGCCCACTGCGTCCAACCTTCATTGACTAGGTAGCGTTTGATTGTCAGCACTTTCATCTCGGCTGTGCAGTATCTTGCTTGTTGGTTGGGCAGATAACCACGGCGGCTGTTGATAAGTTCCTCGAAGGGTTCACCGTTGCGGGCTGCGCTGTTGTGGTTGACTGTTTTAAATGCGGAGCGATTGTTTGCCCTGGTATATTCTAGCCACGTAATATGAATGCCCCACCGTTGAGCGCACTCTTGCACAAAGTCCAATGTGCCGGGCGCTTCTCTGCCTGTATTGGCGAAGGTTACGCGGCAGGTAGTGGGCAGTGACCCATTGGCTTCCAGTATCTGGTGCAGCATATAGCCGCTGGTGCGGCCTCCGCTAAACGAGATTAGCACGTTACCATCTGGCAGGGTGTAATGCTTCATAGCTTCACCCATGCCCCGCCGACAGCTTTTCTGGCCACTGTGATGGGCATCAGGATTGCCTTGGCACCTGTTTCCTTGTCACCGACCGGGACGTGCCGACCTCCCCAGCTTGTGGCGTGTGTGTCGCAGAGTGCTTGGATGGCGCTGGTCTTCATTAGCCAGACCTCATCGCCCACACCGTGTATCCATAGTTCAGGGTTCGGCCCTGCAGGGTGAATACCTGACGGCTTGCCTTGGCTTTGTGTTTCCAGTGCCAGGTTGCCGGAACCGCTGGCGGCGAAATCCATTTTACATTCTGCCTTGATGCGGTGGGCACCATAGAGCGGGACATCTAGAACGACCGTCAGGTCATAGTCGTGGTCTTTGCGCTTCCACGCTTCATGTCCGGCTTTCTTTAGCAGCTTGATGACTTTGCGTTCGAACTCTTCGCCTAGTTTGCGCTGATGATTGAACTGTTCCATAGGTGACATTTCGTAATTGTACGTTGGTGCCATGACTAGACCCCTTTTTGCGCTGATGCTGCGCCGTACACCCAACAATCTCTGCGTCCAGCGGCCACGTTCTTCCCGTTCTTGCGGATGGTGTGGAGCTTTACGATAAGGTTGACGTTGGCGAGGGCTGACATGTTGGCTGCTACTGAGTTGGCGTTCATGCCGGTGCCCTCAGATACGGCTGTGACTGTTGCCGGTCCTTTGTTTGTAAGGAAGCTGACAATTTCTTTTTGTTGTGCGCTCAACTTTTTCAAATAGGTGCGGGCATCGCAGGGCAGTGGTTCGCGCAAGGTGATGCGCTTGGTCTGGCGGTCGGGGTACATTGTACCACGGGGCGTTGTTGTCTTGGCGTCACGGCGTTCATGTTCCAGCATTCTCAGGCCAAATTGTTCTTCGTTCTCGCCCGGTCTTGGCGCTCCTGCAAACGGGTTTAAGGTCATGTGTCTCCCTTTCGTACTGCTTTTTTTGGAACGTGATGTTGTAGTAGTTGGCGTATCTTCTTAGGTTTGGCTCTGCCACGTCGAGTATCCTGGCGGCGTCTTTGATGCAGTATGAGGGGGCCAGTGATTGAACGAGTTCCAGACGCTCACGCCTATGTCTCGCTGTCATCTCGGTCCAATACTCCATATTACTCAGGCAGTGCGAACTTAACTGAGCGGTACTTGCTTGCGGGCACCTCTATAATCTTGGTGCCAACGAACTGTGCCTCGACCAGCTTTTTCTTGAGGCGATATATTGCTGTCCTCATGCCCTTTACATCTTCGACCACCAAAGCACCCCGCTGGCCATCTGGGCCAGTGGCTGTACGGTCGAAGTACTGAAAGTCTGCCTTGTACTTGCATATCTTCTTGCCCTTCACCTCAATCTGGAAGGCGGTCTGCATTTCAAGGTGCGTGATTTCACCGGCATCAAGGCGCGGCTTCAGCGTCCACCAATAGTGCTTGGCTTCAGCGAGGCTGTCGAACTTGTAGCCGCCGAACTCCACCTTTTTATTGCCGAACTTACTACGCAATGTTTCTAGCCATCTTGACCAGGTTCAGCATGTCGGCATCAACGTCCTTGTTCAGACGGTCTAGTCCAGCACGTAACAGGTCGTTTGCTACGAAGGTCATTGACCGGCGCTGTAGGGTTGCGGTCATTTCTAACTCGTCGCGGAGTTCCTTGCTGACCCTTAAATGTATGACTGCCTTATCTGTCATTTCTGTGTCCTCAACATTTGTACCATTTAATACTTGTACAATGTGTAGCGCGTTGCTATATGTCTGTCTAGGTGAGCAAAACGTGAGTGCTCAAATTAATTTCGGGAGAGACAGATGACCGGCTTGATTGAAACTAGACCTGACCACGGTGCAATGCACACGGGAAAGTTCGCGGCCTATGTGCGTGTGTCCACTGACAAGCAAGACAATGAGAACCAGCGGGCCGCAATCAAGGCTTACCTCAATGGTGGTGACTACACGGTCGAATGGTTTGAAGATGAGTGTTCATCAGGTACACCTTGGGATATGCGCCACGGCCTCAAAGACTGTATGGCCTATGCTGAGAAGCAAGGCGCGACTATGGTGGTCTACAGTTTGTCACGCTTGGCGCGTAAAGATTGGGAAGTCTTGCGCTTCTTGGACAAATCGGTCAGCACCGGCAACATCAAGTTCGTTGTGCTTGATAACCCTTCCTTGGATGAAACGAGCCTTAAGTTCCGCATCATGTTTGCAGACCAAGAGCGCAAAGTTATTAAACAGCGTACCAAAATGTCTTTGGCCCGCATCCAAGCTGAGATTGCAGAGAAGGGCAGCTATGTCACAAAGTCTGGCCGCACCATCAGCAAGCTCGGCGCGACCGATACAACAGAGGCATCTCTGGCTGGTAACGCCGCAAATGCTCGCAAGGCGCTGGTGTATGCAACCCAGCTTGAGAACCTGTTCAAAGCCTTTGTAAAGCAAGACATGTCGTACCGCGAAATGGCGTCAGAACTTAACAAAATAGGTATCTTGACGCCACGTAAAGCGGCCGACCCTGACACGCTCAAAGCATTTAAATGGCATGCGTCTAGCACCCGCAACTATGTCAAACGTCTCATCAAAGCTGGGGTCATAAGTTCCAATAAGTAATTCTTGACTAATTTAGAAAGATAATTTTGTGTATGCTATTACATATCAAACTGCAATTAATCGGAGAACCCTAACGACAGTTGGGTTAGGCTTTGGAGGAAATTACACATGAAACGTCAGTTAAATAAAACCGGCTTGGTTTGGAGTTTAGTTGTTCCCAGTTGGACAACCGCCAACATTGTCATGCCATCAATTCAACAAGCAATGCACATTACGCCGAGTGAATGTCGGCGTACACAGAATAGGAATGCAATTGAACTAGTATCACCGCCGAGGATAAAGGAGCAAATACACAATGCCTTTAGATAATCAATTTATAATTCCAGAGGGTATGCGAAGAGGACAAGCCAGCTTATTTGTTGGCATCTCTGCCGCCCACTTTGACAAGCTAGTAATCGATGGCCTTATGCCCGCGCCAAGAATTGCGGCTGGCGTTAAGATATGGCTGAGAAGCGAACTTGAGTATGCTTTGCTTGAACTGGAACAGGACCAGCGGGGTACTGTGTCATGCGGGGAATACGACTTAAACATCTGAACCGCTCCGGCGAGTACAAGTCAGGTAACCCGCGTTGGTATTACCGGCCTGTAGGGCAGAAGGGCATCCCGATGCCTGACGCACCAATGGGGTCTGTTGTGTTTCTCAAAGCTTATACTGAGGCGGCGGGCGTCGAGCCTGTACGGCCAATCATCAAGGGCAGCTTGGCCGCTGCCGTCAGCAAGTATATCGCCAGTTCGCACTTTACGACAATGGCACCCTTGACCCAAGGTGTACGCCGCCGTGCCCTAGAACGCATCAGGGAGACCGCTGGTTCTGAGAAAGCATTGACGCCGGACGTTATCCGCGCTGATTTAAAAAACTATCACGGCCACGCACAGCACACGCAGTTAAAAATGTGGCGCGGGTTCTGTAAGTATCTCATGCACATTGATGCGCTGAAAGTAGACCCCAGCAAGGATATGGTTCGTGCGCCTGTCGTAAAGTCTGATGGGCATATACCGTGGGACCACAATGACGTTGAGATGTTCCGCAATCATCATGCTTTGAACACGCATCCGCGCATGGCGTTTGAGTTGTTGTACTACACCGGCGCATCGATGGTGGACGCTGTCAGGCTTGGACCAGGCTGCATACGCCCCGGTGGCTGGCTGTCATACCGGCGGTCAAAGACAGGCACCTTGGTCGAGATACCTTTTGACCGTGAATTGCCGCACTTTGCACAATCTTTTAAGCGCGACCTAGACCTATTGCACAAAGCAATTGAGGCGCAAGCTGACAAGCATATGACCTACATTGTCACCGGCGGGTTCGCCAACAGCGGCAACGCAAAGAGCCGTGCAGTCAAAGGCGCATCGTCATGGTTTAGCCGACAGGCATCGGCGGCGGGCGTTCAAGGCAAAACAGCGCACGGCCTTAGAAAAAGCAGAGACATGGAGATTGCGGCCAACAACGGGTCAGCCACAGCCATTATGTCCTGGTTGGGTCACTCAACGCTGGTTGAGGCGAGTCGCTATATTAAAATGTTTGACAAAAGGAGGGCGTTATCAATATCAAATAGTGAGCAGACAGGGGTTGGAACTTCCAACTCTAATTAAAAAACTTCCAAGTATCGCGCATGTTGCGTCAAAAAACAACCTACTAACAAAGGACTATATAATGAGTAATTGTAATGTGGCAGCCCGTACGAGACTGCCTGAGTGTAATGATAACAGTAGTTTATCTTCACAAGTTCCAACTGACCCTGTCGTGCAGGGTCAAGAGGTTAGTCGAGCAAGTTCCAACTTATCCCTGATATTAGACGGTGTCAGCTTCACGCTGTTCTGCGTGGGCCTGATGGCCTCGTCTTGGTTTTTCTGTGCGCTGTCTGACGTCTGCACCGCCGCCAACGGGGGGCCGTTCTGATGCCAAAGTTAACACGTACAGGATATGAGATTGGTAGCTCTGAGGCAGGGGCTATCATCATGGGCGCAACCGCATTCCAGACCCGGCATGAAGTGCTTGAGGCGCACAAGCTGGCGAAGGCGGGGGTCGAAACCTTAGAGCAACCATACAAGTGGGCCTTTGAGCGCGGCAACCATTTGGAGCCAGCGATTGCCGGGATGGTGGAGAGCCGAATCAACCGCATGTGTGAGAAGCCTTGCGAGATGTGGGAGCCGACTGAACCGTTTCAAAAGCCAAGGGCAGCGGCAAGCATTGACCGCATTCTAAAGTTGGCTGACCCTATTACACTGGTCAATGGTGATGGCGAAGAGGTGACCATGTCGGGCACCGGCGTGTGTGAGATAAAGTCGGACCGTTACCATCACGGTCGGCCCAAGCCTGAATGGACTTACCAAGTTCTACATCAAATGTATTGCGCTGACATAAACTGGGGCATCATTGGTTGCTTTGACCAAGATTTTAAACTGCACCTGTACCCGGTCGAACGGTCAACCCATCGCATCGATATGATGAAAGACAAGTACGCTGAGTTTTGGGACTTGGTTGACAATGACGGCGAGTACCCGCCTGACCGTGACCCCGATGATGTCATTGCAGTTTGCTGGCCGGAAGGCTGGGATACGAATGCGGACATCCCTGGCATGGCCAATGGTTACGTTGAGAAAAGTGCCGAGGTCGCACTAGCGCGGGCGAGGGTGCGCGAGGTTGAGCGTGAGCGCGAGGACATAAAGAACGAGTTGGTTGATAAGATGTATGACGCTGGCATCAAGGTTGTTGATGTCAATGGCTACCGCATCAAAAGCGAATTCGTCCGCAAGCCAAAGAAAAAAATGGTTGAGACCGAGGACTACACCGAGACCCTAAAATTTTCTGTGAAGGAATTGAATAATGAGTAACGCAGTAACCACCCGCAATAGTCTGGTGCCGACTACCTTGTCCGAGGCCATGCAGTTTAGTGAGGTTCTTAGCCAGAGCGCAATGGTGCCCCGTGAATATCAAGGCAAGCCCGCCAATACCTTGGTCGCAATCCAATGGGGCATGGAGTTAGGTCTGGCTCCAATGCAAGCCTTGCAGAACATTGCCGTCATCAATGGCAAGCCGTCAATCTATGGTGATGCCTTGCTGGCTATGGTCAGGGCAGACCACCGCTGCCGTGGCGTGAAAGAATACTTAGACGGGGAGACAGCCGTTTGCCTTATCACCCGGTCGCACAATGCCGGTGAGGTCGAAGAAATTGAGCGCAAGTTCTCGGTCGATGACGCCAAGCGGGCAGGGCTGTGGGGCAAGCAGGGGCCTTGGAAGCAGTACCCTCAGCGGATGCTCCAGATGCGGGCCAGGTCGCTGGCTATACGTGACGGCTTTCCCGATGTGATAAAGGGGTTAATTAGTGTCGAGGAAGCGCAGGACATGCCCGCGCCAATGAAGCCCGTACAGCCCCAACCAGCGCCGTCAGGGCCGACCATAGCCGAGAGAGCAATGGCTGCAATTGAGCCGCCGCAAGAGGCTGTGGAAGTTCCACAAGCTCCACCAGAGCCGGTTGAGGGGTTCGCCCTTCGCATCCCTGGCAAGCCTCCGCAATCGTTTACTGTGCAAATGGACTTTGCTGATGCTTACAATGACCTGTTGCTTAAGGTTCGCCGCGCTCGGTCACTGCCGGAAGCCGAGAGGCGCACAAAGATGAAGGCTTTGGAAGAGGCCAATGCTGACACGTTTGCTATGCTTGATGAAGACCTTGCCAAAGAACTGCACGACAAGCGGCTGCAGTACAATGCCGGTCTAGGCGCTGAAGAAAAAGAGGCCGCTGATGACTGACGGTAAAGTAACCTTGACGGTTGAACAGCGGGAGTTCTACGACTTCCTAAAACGGTTCGTCAAAGTGCATGGCGTTGCACCAACCTGGCGCGAAATGGGCGCTGGCTATGTGGCCGGTGAGAAGGCAACTGTCATGCGTCACCCCGGTCAGATTGCCAGAACAATAGGATGCCTTGAGGAGCGGGGCTGGATAGAAAGGTTGCCCGGTAAATCGCGGGCCATCAAGTTCCTCTAAAATTTTTTTGGCAAACAGTATGCCACAACGAAATCGTCCGGCGAGTTCGCAAAACCGTAACGCTTCACCACTTGCCGGGCCATTTCATTGCAATCATATATTGACTGATACGCGAGAGTATTTGACACAAGCTCACGCTCGTCGCCCAGCCCAATAAATACGAACAGGACGAAGAGATGCACTATCTTTTCTTTGCTGTCTTGGCTGACTGCTTGAATGCCTTGGCCGTGGGCGCGCCCGCACTGCCAGGTTTTCGCATCTTCTCACCACTACCGGCGGCGATACGTTTTTTCTTTCTATCGATGTTTCTATACAAACCAGGTGGTTTAGCCATTTGTTATCCTTTCCTTTGGTTGCGTTCACTTATTCGTTTGCCTTTGGCCACTGCCTCGCGCTTAGAGTTGGCACCCCAATCCATCAAGCTTTTCAGTAGCGGAGTCGGCTTACCGTTCCTGCGTTCTGGACCGCGCATACGTCCCATACGTTGGAGAAAAGCGGCTCTTCGCGGGCCATCCCCCGTACTTTCTGGGCCTCCCATTACAGTCTCAACTCAAAGTGTGGGGCATCAATAAATGGGCGTCTTGATTGTGACCGTCTGATGTCAATGTAAGAGTTCATTGCATTCTCAGCACTGCCCTCCCAATTGCCAATGCTGTCCACGGTCCAAGCCGCACCCCAGCGTAGCTTGACCTTGGTGTCTCGCTCTCTGTTGTGTTCGCGGACCCCCTTAATCATGGCGTCTGCTATCTCGTCGTAGAGGTTCAGTTCCCACCGGCCACCATTCACATAGGCCATCAGGTCAACAGCCAAGCCCAACAGGTGCTTGCTCTTCATAGTCTGGCTGGCACCCTTTGCCACCAAGGCCTCTTGCTCGGCTATAGTTCTGCAGCCACAGATGACGCTGAAGTCCTGAGAGGTTACCTTGATGGCGCGGTGAACAATATCTTGCAGCCTCTCGTCCACGCCAACCAGCTTGGCCAGTGAACCCTTGCCTAATTTGTATGTCATTTGTACATCTCCTCAATTAGCTTTTTCTGGCGCTCAACTTGACGCCGTTGGGCTTCCAAAATTATGAACTGCTCATCTAGGTCCGACCGCTTGGGCATTGGTATGACCTTGTCGCTTGTCACTTCTTGCCCCCGAAAAAGTGCTTGCTTCCTCGTATGCCTATGGCGGCGCTGCATACCGTGAAGACCAACCAAGTGTACCACTCTGGCAACTCGGCCAAGCGGTCGAAGCCATTCTTTACGGTGTCCTCCATGCCTGGAATGAAGCACAGCAAAACAGGCGTAAGCACGGCAAAAGTCACCACCTCATCCTTGATGCTGGACTGCGTTCCCTCGGCCATAATGCGTTCCCAATCCGCAACCGATGTTTTTTCACTAAGCATAATGCGGCTCTTCGCTTCAGCTTCTGTGAGCTTTAACTGCGCCTCGGCTTGTCCCTTCGCGGCACGGTTTTTCAACGCGCCCCCAGCAAGTTCGACCAGCGGGCCTATCAATGCGGCAATCATTTCTCGTGCCCCACCCAAACGGCAAAGGCTCCCGTAAGTGCGCCGGTGACGGTCGCGGTCAGAGCGGTGGCCTGTGTGCTGACAACGTCTTGAGGCAGCGACATGAACCATTCAATCACGCGAATATACATCACGGTCATTACCAACATCATAAGGCGCGGCATTAGTTTCCACGCCAGAATTTTTTCCATTGCTATGGTCATCGGGTCAGTTCCTCTTCAGTGAATCTAAAATCTCGGACAGGGTGGGGCGCTTGTCCTTCTTTTCGTAGACGCATGAGAACACCTTGGGGCACTCGCTAAAGGACAAGGTTGGAAAGTGGTAACCGAGACCTCCGAACCCCGCCGTGAAGCGATAGACGCACACGCGCTGGCCGGAATGGTCGGTGTATCTTTTCCATAAACTGCACGGCACATGTGTAGGGTTCGCCACCCCGGCCAAGGTCACAGCGAGAACCAATGCCGGTATCATCGCACCCCCTCCGCTGGCGGTGGCACTTGCTGGCTTGCCCAAATGACCGCAAGAACAATCCCAATGATGGTGATACCTATGAGCAATGAAGCAATGAGGATGAAGATGCCCTGTATCCGCTCACGCTTTTCAAGCCGTTGTTGTTTCTCAATCGCCGCCAAACGCTTTGCTTCCTTGTCTCTCTCGGCCTGTAAAACAACAATATCGTCCCAGGCTTTTGGCCCAAATCTCATGCTGATAGCCATGCGGGCGTCCCACAATGCCTCTTTGGCCAGCCGGGCATCAATCACTTCTTGGGCCGCTGACCCTGCACCAAGCTGGTCCTTGAGAGACATGCCGGACTTTTTCGCCCGCGCCTTTTGACACTGCTTGTTGCCTTCGAACAGGGCATCAATGTCGCCCGCCAGTTCGCCCATTGACTTGGCCGCTGAAACGCCTTCCTTGATTGCCGCCGCACTCGCTTTAACAAGTGCTATCCCGGCTAGTATCTCAGCGACCATATCATTTACTTCTTGTCAGTTTTCTTGGGCCGTCCGCGTTTCCGCTTTCCAGGCTTGGGCTGTTCAATATCAACGTCACGTTTGTTAATTGTACGCAAGTGAGGGTTAAGGTCCACGATAGTTACCATCTCGTTACTCCATTATCAGGCTGAGAAGCAGGGCGATTGTGGCGGCGGCTGACCCCAGTATGATATGCTCTAGCCTACGCATACGGTGCAGTTGCTCCAGCCACCGCTCCTCAAGGCGAACCTCTAAGGCCACCAGCCTGTTGTCTATTCCATCGATGCGCTCATGCGCTGAAGCTACAGTTCTTTTATCCATTAGCTAGGTTCAACCGGCCAATCACCGCCGTTGCCTTCCATGTCAGGGTTTGCCAAGTTAGGCCAGTTTGCATGTTTGGTGATGTCGCGCAGGGCGGTGCGATAAGTAACCCAAGCAGACGGCACAGACCCACCAGCTTCCAATGCCTTAGTCACCACCCAATCACATGCCGCTAGACGTTTATCTCTTTCTGCCCTGTTGCGCTGTGCTGTCGCTGCGTTAGCCGCTGTCACCACCGCCGCACGTTCCTCAGTAGTCATGTCAGTGACACGGCGAGTGTAGACCTTGCCACCCGACAGATAAGGCGTGACTGCCTCGTTTTTCTGTGTGGCTGAGTCATAAGCTAGGAACACCACCACCTCGGCACAGCTATTAACCGCCAGCCAATCACTGTCAGGGCCAGACTTTGGAAAGCTAGTGTTGGGAAACAAAGACTTGTGGTCTGCTATCTCGCCTACTGTTGAGCCATCTAGTTTTGCTATCTTCATTTCTATTGTCCTTTGTCTGGGAATGGTTCTGTCGGTGCTGTGAAATTGCTGGTGTAACGTGCAACGCCAGTGGTCACTCTTATGTCATCAATATAACCATTGTAATCAGCTTGATTGGTATCCCAATCTCCGAGTATTATAGGATTGGTACTGGCAAATATTGTACTGCAACTTATTGTTCCGTTAGCTGTCCCGTTAGCATAACAAGTTACGGTGTTGCTATTTTGAACAAACGCAAAGTTTTGCCATGTATCAAAAGCTAAAACAGTTGTAGCATCTAAGTTGAAATCGTTGCTGCCATCAGTGGAAAACGTAAATCTCATTACAAATCCAGAACCACTAGCCACCAATCTTACCGCCCAGCCACGACTGCCGTTAGTCCACTTGGATATAATATTGGGCTTGTACCCAGAAAAACTAGCGGGTCTAATCCAACCCTCAACAGTAAAATTGGCTGTACCAAAGTTAACATTCTCTGAGCCTATGACTGTAGCTGTGTCAGTAGTCCCATCAAAATAAAGAGAAGAATTACCAAACTTAGCCTGTGCGGTAGATATATTTGTGCCGTTTTCTAAAGACAAATTACGTTGTGCAGTACTGTCAATCGCCTGACCATCTGCCATGTTTAGCAACAGCTTGGTGTTGGTGATGGCTGTGAGGGGAGCAGTTGGTGGGGTGTAGCTAGATAAGGCCGTACCCTTTACAACTCTAACATCACCCATAATCCCGTCAAAGCTGTGTTGAGTGCTATATCTAGTTCCGATGTAAGATGTATTAGGAGCAGTAGAATAATTTGTTGAATCTGACGAATTTATAGCAACTTGAGTTCCATTAAAATGCATGAGGCTAGTAGTTCCAGAACGTGAAACAGTAATATAATACCATTGATTTTTGCTTAAATTTGTGTCGGATGTTAGTATAGCACTATTGCCACTTGCCAACATTAACTTACCAGAAGAACCGTTAGTGTAGTTGATTGATAGTGTCCATGTGCCACTTGTTTGACCAGAGTTGCGACCATCAATTAAATAATCAAAACTCCCTACGTTGTGGTAATAAACCCATAAAGAAATAGAAAAATCCCCTGTGCCAAAAGCAAAATCAGATTGTGGTGAAAGTGATAAGTAGTCATCATCGCCTCCCTCAAAGTGTGCACTCGCCCCGTTCACCGCAGGGTCATACACTGCACTGGACAGGAATGGGCCAAATGCTGTGACGGCTACACCGCCATATTCTTCTATTGTGTGACCACTAGAAGAGTTATCAACGAACCTGTTACTTTGGCATGTCAGTAGAACAGTGTTTGTTACATTCGTTGCAGGAGATGTGGGCAAACCTGTTGGATTAACCGCAGTGCCTTTAATAATTCTAAGGTTGCTAATTATTCCAGTGTACGCAAGGGTTCCAGTGTATCCTGCCCCGATGTTTAAATCTGTACTTGTTATATTGGCAGTGTCGTTTACGTCAGACCCAACTTGAGAGCCGTTAAGGAAAAATTTAATTACCCCACTCGCTCTTGTCACACAAAAATTATACCAATTATTATTTACAGTATTTACATCTACAGTAGTGCTCGAATTACCACCACCCACCGTTGAAAATACTAAATCCCCACCTGAACCACCAGTACGGTACAAACGAAAACCATTTACACCTGTTCCACGACTATCCAGAATGTAACCAGTGTCAGTATGGTTGGGATTAAACCAAAATTCAACAGTAAAATCCCCAGTACCAAATGCAAAATCAGACGAGTTAGGCGTAGTTAAATAACTGTCATTTACTCCATCAAACGACACACCCCACTCACCATCAGGCCTTGCAAATGGCCCAAAGGAGCCTTGGGTTACATTGCCAGCGGCTGTGACTGTGTGGTTGCTAGAGGCGTCGGTGAACTGATTGTTCACGCCATCGTTGCTCCCGTCAAAATGACTGAGGAAACTTGTGCGATTAAATTCTGAATCACTAGGCAAGGCTACTGCGCCCGACCCCATCATGATTTTTTTAGCTACAATGCTCATTAGGACATTACCTGACCAGCGGTGAACATGTAATAATTAGTCCCGCCATCTACCGTGTAGCCAGTAAACACATCAACTTCACCATTGCCTGTGCTTAACGTAGGCGCTGTATCGCCAGCCCATTTTATGGATGAGTGCCATGTTATTGTTTTGGCGCTACTTGCTTGCACAACTTTTAAAGTAAACGCAGATACCTTGCCTGACGCCGCTGGGTTGGCAAAACTGATTGTGGTGTTCTCTGTCAGCGTATGGCTAAAGTTGTTTGCTGTTCTTAAATCAATTGCCATCGCGTTGCTGCTAGATGTTGGCTCCGCGTACTCTTCGCTAAATCCATTGTCCAATGTAATAACACCGTTGGCGTCTGCTGTAACAGCTTTGCTTGCTTGAGACAAACCAAGGGTTGTTATGTCTAGGTAATTTAATTCTGTAGCTGTTGAAGTTACTGCTACGTCTTCATTAATTTTAGGAGAGGTTAAAGTTTTGTTTGTAAGTGTGTCTGTAGATACAAGTGATACCAAAGTAGAACTAGCACCGGCAGGTAAAAGCATAGTATTAGTAACAGATGCACTATGAGGCTGCGCTTTTACAGTTTGACCGTGACTGTTATCTTCACAATTAAATACAATAGTGCCAGAGTTTGTATTGCCGCGAACAACAACTGTACCTGTGCCATGAGGTGCCAAATCTAATGTAGCATTAGACGTTGTAACAATGTCTTTACCATTCATATCTAGGTTGCCGCCTAGCTGTGGCGTAGTATCTGAAACAAGATTAGCCATGCCGCCGCCCGCTGCGCCTGTGGCACCAGTGGCACCTGTTGCGCCGGTCGGAATGCCTAGAGCAAAGGTAGCCGTGCCGCCTGATACAGACACAGATGCCGTGGCTGAACCACCAGCCGATACAGTGGACACATTAACCGCCGCCCCGGTGACTTGTTCAATAGCTGTTGGATTGCCAGAGGTGCCGTCGAAGCCCAGTGACTTGCCTTTGCGGGCGTCCTTGTTTGGCAGGGTCATGTCGATGCTGGTGGCGTCATCAACCGGGGCAATCAAGGTGCGGTCTAGGCGCTCGTCTTGTTGCTGAAACAGCATCATATTTGTGTCGAAATCTGTCTCTAATGAGGTGGCATTTATCGTGCCGCCGGATGTGTACACACTCGACCGGGCCAGTGCCGTCTTGGACATAATGGTGACTATCTGGCCATTCGTTGGCGTGTTGCCTGACGTGAAGGTGATAGACCCCGCGCCGGTTGAGGATGTGATGCTTACCGTGTAGTGCGTTGAGATTGTCTTGAGCGTAGTGCCGACAAACACCGCAACATCTGCCTCAGTGTTGACTGAGAAGCTAAACGCGAACTGAGTGGTTGAGCCATTGGCCGTGGCCTGGGCTTTGCGCGTGACTGCGCTGATTGCAAAAGTGGCCATTACCAATCCTTCCTTTTAATGATTGTACACTGTTTTGGGTGATTTGTCATTGGTTCCTAATTTCGTCTTTAACTCGCAGGGCATCAAGCAGGATGTCACCGCCAGACCCAAAGTCATCGCCCGGTGACCCAGCCATCCACTTCCTTGCATTGCCCCTGCGATTGCTCAGAATTTTATGCAATTGGTCGAACCTATCGGCATCGGTACTTGCTACTATGTATTCTTCTTTGTTAAGCTGCATTCTCATTGCAAGCTTTAATGTCTCGGCGGCGTCATAGCCATCATCACCCGGCATGTTTCCGCTTTCATCAATCGTGTTTATTGTTTTAATGAACATGTCAAATTGCTCATCATTTAATAATGTTTCACCAATGCGATTGCGGTGGAAGCCGAACCGGCCCTCGCCAATCTCAACCAATCTTATCAGTTCCTCGTCTAGTCGGCTAAGTTCGCCCTGGCTAGTTCGCATCGGGTTGAAGGGGTTAGCGCGGGTGCCATTACCGGCCACCATTTCATCACCCCAAAAGCTGAGACCGGGTTTAAGTTCTGGCGAGAAGAACGGGTTTCTTGCCTTGGCCTTTTGTAATGCGCGGTAAAACCCCTGCATAAACTCAGGTGCCTCTGTGTATCGAATATCTGTCCCAGGCATGTCACCGGCTGGCAACTTAGTACTGGACTTGGTCGGGTACTGCATACGCTCCATTTGCGCCAAGTATGAGGTTTGAGAAATAAGCGGATATTCGCCGCCTGAGATTGTTTCAGCGGCATACGACAGCAAGCCAAAGGTTGAACGGTCTAGGTTGCCCGCAACATTGGTGGCAAGGTTGCCAACGTAGTCCTCGCCAACCCAAGCCAGCATTCTTTCTATGAACTTCTCTTGACTGCCACCGCGCCCAAAAAGCGCATTGTTAAGTTCTGACACGCCTTGCAGGAACGGCATGTTTTCTGCGTACTCTGCCACGGCTAACGTATACGCCGCCGTCAGTTCGACCATGCCAGCCTCATCACCGTACCGCGAATATTCAGCCATGTCCGCGCCCATTGCCAAGAGTGCCGACAGCGGGTCAAAGCGGCTGAAGCTAGTCCACTCATAGGTTTGAAGTTCGTCATTCCACACACCGATAGAGTAGGGCGGCACACCGGCAGCGGCTGCAATAGATGCTCGGCTTTCAAGTGAGTTGCCGATAGAGCCAGTGACTTTGTAGTCCAGACCATCAAGGCCCATCACGCCCTCAATCCCATCCAGATACCCGGTGATGATAATGTTCCGGTCAGGTTGGTCCTCGCCACTTGCCAAGCCAAACATTGTTAATGCTATCATATTGCCTAGAGCCAGTTTTGCTGCAGCTCGGTCGAACTCTTTGCCGGAGATAAGGTCTTCGCCGGTAACCTTCTGCTTCAACGCCTTGTATATCGGTGACCAGTTAAGAGTGCGGTCGAATGCTTCATTGATGATATTGGTTGGCGTGTTGTAGAACGGCGCAATCACTTTCATGCCCGGTATGTCGTTAATCATTGGCCCCATTTTGCCGAAGAACCCAGCCGGTTGCCCTTGGAACGTCATCTTGCGGGCCTCGGCGGTCATCATGTTTTGAACAGCAATAGGCGGGGTCATCATTGTTTTGGTGTATGTATCGCTGGCAAGCTGCTTTGCGTCAGCACGGCTAGACCCAGCCTTGCGGGCGTTCTGGTACGTCATCTGACTAGCGCGGTGCGCTTCACGGTATAGAACTCGGCGGCGGGTGATGACCTTAAAGAACTCGTCTTCAGTTGCTAAGAACCGGCCCGACAATCGGGTGGCAATGCCTAACGTGTCCCAGGCTGACTTAGAGAAGTCACCGGCAAACAGTGAGTTCTTAATATCAATCATATTGTCAGTGCTGCCGAGTGCCCGCTGGGTTCGTAAGTCAATTTTGTTGATTACGTCCGAACTCTCGCCGGTGACAAAGGTCTTGGCCATTAAGGTCATGGCATCTTTTTGCGCCATTAAAAGGCCAAACGCTTCAGCGGTGGCCTCGCCCATATACGCTTGGTCACCAATCTCGCCACGCATCCCGCCGACAGTGCGAATGTTACCAAAAACGCCTGCAAGGCCTGTCTCGGCCAATGTTTGTATTTGAAAGCCTACATTGCCCGCGACATTAACGGCGTGGGTCTGAAAGCCAGACAGCAAAGCGTTAATGTAGTTCTCCATCGCAAAGTCATAGCCCTTTTGTATCGGGCCTTTTTCGGCGTACTTGGCACGGGCGGCGGGGTTCTCCATGCTAAGAAACGCATGGGCATGATATTGCATTTCACCTTCGTCTAAATCAGCAATAAACCTATCAAGTTGCTCTGCGTATTCGCCTGAGTTTAAATCTAACTTGGACATATTAGATATGACCGCAAGGCCTCGGCCCATTTCACTGACATTGCCGGACACCTGCGCGGCAAGGTTGGTTGTCAAACTGAGCATTAATCGCCACTTTTTAAACTCGGCGGCTTCAAGCGCATCGTCGCCCGCTGCATTTACAATGGACCTTGCCCCGGCTTGTAGTTCTTGGCTCAACTTAATGACCCCAACCATCCCAGCTAGAACGTCCTCGGCTGGCGCGAGTTCGCCAGGCTTGCGGTTGAGAAACTTGAACATGATGTTTTCAAAGCCGGTCGCATTTGCCAGCGTTACCAGTTCGTCCATTGTCTTTTTGTCACGGCGCAAGTGCTGGAACAGTTCAACATTGTTTTGCTTGATGTTGTCTAGAACTGTCTCAAGGTCGAACCCGCCATCACCGGCTATGCGCGTTTGCGTATTTGCGTCTAGCTGGTCAAATATCTCGCCAATGCGGCCCAAGTTAATGCCGCTTTGAAAACCGCCTTCGCTAAGAGTTCTGTTGAATGTCTCCAGGTCTTGGTTGGGCAAGGCTGGGATAATAATACTGCCACCGGGTCCGGCTTCCATAGGCACATCAGACTGTGGCCCATATGTTCGCTCTTCAGCGCGCCCCACAAACTCATCAATCGGCTTAACTACTGCACCGACCGCCGCGCCAATCGCGTCCTTGAGTGGACCCGCGACCTCGACGCCTTGCGGCTCGACCTCAGTTGCTGGCGTCATGTCACCGGCTACACCGGCGTCAACCATTGGTGGTTGCGCTTCTGGCTGGGGAAGTATTGGGCTGTCAGCTACGCTCATGTCTCGTCATCCTTTTGCCCGCCTTTTGACGCCGCCGCTGCCGATATGGCGACAGGCCCGACAATGCCGTATTTCTCTAAAATCTTAATCATGCTGTCATCAAATATGACGTAGTTTGTTGAACCCGCCCCAGAGTTACGGGAGTTCCCGTCAAGGTATTTGATGCCGGGAATGCCAGCTTCAAACAAAGCATTTGAAGCTATTTGTTCAGTTGGCATCATGGTGCCATCCGCTGAAAGCGGCACCGGTCTTATTGTTTTGCCAAGCCTGTCAGCTAATTCCCTATAAGCCTGTGCCCCTGTGCTTTTGTTGAAAAGGCCCATGTCTTGCATTGATAATGCGTTAGGGCTTGCAAACAGCGCCTCTAAATCAGCATCACCTTTTATAAAATTATCGTAAAATACCTTTTTAAATGCAGCTTGCACGTTCTTAGACTGAGAACTTAGCGGCTTGTCATAGTCAAGCAAGTCATCTGGCTTGGGCGTCAAACCAACTTTGTATATGCGGCCAAGCGGTATCTCTTTGCCATCAACATCAACGCCTGTCAGTTTGTCATAATCAAGGTCAGCAACGAAGTCGGCAGTCTCTTGGGTATAGCCGTTCTCGACTGTGAACTTCGCCTTTATTGTCTTAGGCGTGTCATGCAATTGCACTTGTTCAAGTACGTCCGCAAGTTCGTAATTCTCAGCATAGACGGCATTGCGATACATCTCACTGACAGACTGCCCGTCAATCTTATAGTCAAATGGTGCGTCAGTTAATGCGCCACGGTAGAAGTCTGCAATGGCCTCTTTGTCAGCAAAGTAAAGCCCATAGCCATACGCTTGCGCCCCTTCGCCGGTGCCAATCTTTTCAAGCCGAAACTGGTCAAAGTCAGCCGCCGAACCGTGAAACGCAATGATGCCCGGTTCTGCGTCAGTGGGCGGCTGGACTTGTGCAACAGGGTCAGCATCGCGTTGCTTGCGTAAATCAAAATAGTCTAGGCGTAGCTGGGGGTCATTCGGTGACGCCTCGTAAGCGGCTCTCGCCTCATCTATCTGTTTGCTAAGGTCACCAGTTACAGCCTGACCCGCTGGTGGCTGCGCGGTCGGTGATACAAATTCATCAGTTGCGCGGGCGGCACTTGTTGCCACTTCATCTGTTGTAGTTGCGGCCTGAGTAACAAACCTGTCAGTTGCTTCACCCGCCTTATCAAAGAACGATTGGCTAGGCATAACTTGCGTATCAGTTGGCGGTGGTGCTTGAGCCAGTGTTTCTTTTACTGCCTCGACCGCTTCCTTGTTAGACCGTATGAGGCGAAACCCGTACATGACCACATCGATTGGAACGCCGATGGCTGTGCCTTCAACCGCTTGCAATATCCGCGCCTTTAGTCGTTCCTCTGGCCCTGCATCGCTGTCAACTTTGCTGTCTAAGTAATCCAAGACGGCGTAGTCTAAACCCATGCCTTTGAGCAATGATGACAGGTTACCCTCTTCTGGGTTCAGCAAAGCATCAGCAAAACCAGAACGCAGCATATTTGCGCCCATGCCCGCACCGCGAACCGGGGCCGCTGCCATGCCCGCCGCGAACTGAACTAGCCCCCGCGCAAAGCCCTCGGCCATGCTATCGCCTTTTGGCACATCAGGTAAATCGCCAAGCTGTCCTGGCTGGGCACCGGCGGGCGGTTCTTTGCTCCAATTTACGCCGTTCTCATCCACGTTGAGATAGCCCAAGCTGCCCACGTTTGTCTCAATCATGCCACCAAGTTCTGAACTGAGGTCAATGACGCCTTGGGAGAAATCGCGCAGACCCCCAGCCACGGCCCTGCCAGTTGCTTTTGCAGTTCCAACCGGGTCCATTGCTGCATCAACCACAGCCTCACCGGCAGACATTGCAACCTCACCAGCTTTGCTAAGAAGACCAGGCGGTGGCGGTGGCGGGGTGTAGGATGCGCCTTTGCCGGTGATATAGACCTTGTGGCCCACTTGCTGCCTAGTCGCGTGTGACTGTTCGCGGGCGTTGAATAGTTCGCTCATTGCCCTTGCGCCTTTTTCATTGCGTTAATGTACATTTCAACAAGTTGAATGTCGTTTGGTTTAAACCTTCCCACCCTATCGCCGTCTTTGAGGCTGGTTAAAACACTTTCAAAATATGTTTGTGCCCCTGCAAAATCATCAAGGTCAAGTTGGTTGTCAGTGCCCTTCAGTTCGTCGCTATTTACTGCGCCTAAAATGCTCCGCGCCGAGTTCTTGTCTTCTTGGAACTCTATAGCCTGATGCTCAGTAAACATTTGTTTCACCAGAGCGTTGCCCACTTCTATCGCGTCAAAGTTTTCATTATTTCTTGCGGCCATAACCTTTCGCAATTGGAGTTCACCTATAATTTGTCTGAATATGCCATGCCGGGCTAGGTTCTTATCATCAGCCGCCATGTCTTGTATGCGAACTGATATTTTCATTTGGCCAGCAATAATTGTTTTTGCGGCGGTGAACTCATCGCTCTCATATGTTTTTACAATATCCGAATATTTTTTTTTGTCGGCATCGCTTAATTTAAGAAGTTGGCTAAACACATCTGCATAAGACAATTCAATGCCCTTGCCGTCTAAGAAGTCTATGGCTCCTGAATCACTGGTCAGCCGGTCGTTGCCCGCTTCAGCATATTGCTTTTCCAAGTCCGCTGCTTTGTTTTTGTCTGTCAAAGCTATTTGGTTGACTGCCGCGGCGAAGGCACCGTCATCGCCCGCAAGCATTGCGAGGGTCGCATCGCCGGTAAGCTTTGTTTCGGTTTTTTCAGCTTTTGCGTTGCTCTGTCTTTCCAACGCCTCTTGGTAATTTAGTTCTGCCATCTCTCGCTTTTGCAATTCAGTAGCAATGTCTCTGTAAGGCATTCCAATACTGTGCAAGTACGTCACAGAATTATACACGCCGTTATTGTCGCGTAGTTTATCAACATTGCCCGCTTGGATAACTGGCACAAGCTCGCTGACCTTTCCAGCAAACGCTTGGTCAACCAATACCTTCAACGCTTTTTCTTTGCGTACGTTGTCAAAGTTGTTAGCCGCAGCTGTCATTTGCGAGGCGGTCATGCCCGCACCGGCGTACAGCTGCAACCTCTCTAGCTTCTCCATTTGCACAAGCTCAACAAATGTTGGAATAGGTCTAAGCCGTGGCTTAACAATACGCTCACCGGTATTTCTTTTACCGTCATTGTAATAATAATAATTGGTATCTATTCCAGCGGCTGACTCTCGCGAATATTGGTCTCGTAGTCCTGCAGGGTAATTACCAACCCCTCTAATTTCGCCCTCTACGTTTTTAACGTATTGTCTAATAGCGCCCGGTTGTTCAGCCATTAGTTCCCCCCCGGTAGCGTATTGGTCAGGCCATTTTCAAAAGTATTGCCCATGTCTTCTTGTTTATGTGCGGCCAAAATAGTTGCTAAGAAATTAGTCTTGTTCTGACCAATCTTCCATTTGCTGTATGCCTCAAACTCGTTATTGGCGAAGATGCCCATTTTGGCGCGGAACTGAACCGCAACCGTTGGAGCTTCTTGGTCGAACGTGCCCGCATAGCCAGCAATCACTGCGTCAATACTCTCGGCCAAATCGTCTGCCGGTATTTTGCTTTGATAAGCGCCCAGCACAATCTCTGATATTTTTTCGCGGGTCAGCATTTCCAGTTGGTCGCTGGCCATATTGTATGCGGCCCGCTTGGCGGCACGGTCGAACACAGTCAGATTGCCACCGGGCATATCTACTGCACCGCCTGATTTGTACGCATCCTCAATTTGTTTCTTTGTGGGCGCGTGTAGTGCCCCATATTCTGCGCCCGCAATTTCAGCTTGTTGCTCAGTTTGTTGCAAAAAGAACTGGGTCATACGGTCTAGTGCTTGCCCTGTTTGTGCCGCACCTCTAGCCGCAACCTGACCCACCGCATCCTGGAATGTCGGCATTCGCAGTTGTGCGCCTCGACGCTGATATGTGGGACGTTCAGCCATTAGCCCACTTGTCCCGCATCAAGTGTTGCCCCTGAGCCGTAGCCTACGCCCGTAGCGTTGCCCGTGTAACCTCCAGCAAAATTACTACCACCGCCCCCGCTGCCCGCCATCAGACCGCCTTGAACCATTGTTTGCACAAACGATATTTTGGCATTTTTCCGCGCCATTTTAACGCCAACGTCACCGGCAGTGCGGAGATTGTCGGCTTGTGCTTGGGACATGCTTTGTGCCAGCGAGGCATTGTCAGTTTGCACCGAGAACTCGTCAGCGGCCCCCCGCATACTCGCTATGTTAATTAAGTCGTTGCTTTCGCCCGACACAAACGGCGCAAGGCCACCAGCGGCGGCACGAACATTGGCCGTGGCCATTGTCTTCTGCACGTTTCGCAAGATGTCTATGCCTTCGCGCTTGTATGCAAGGGCGTCAGTGCGGCCTTTTAGTTCAGCCTGTCGCGCTTGCGAATAGTAGCTGTTGCGCTGGTACTTGGCCGACTTAACCTTAGCAAACCCTGCCGCCGCTGATGAGGCAGCAAGTGCCCCAAGAAGAGCTATTTCTACGCCACTCATGCTCCAACACTCACTTTGTAATCAAGGGCCAGGACCGTGAAGAAAACCGGCTTGCTCTGGCTAATTGTTATCTGGGCATCACGGCTATAGCCAAGAAACCCCATTTGCTTTTTGACGCCGGTGAAGGTCGGTACTGACCCGGTGCCAGACAAGGGCAGGGTTTGTAACTGAACTTCTTTGCCTTGCACCGTTAGGTTCTGCGCTCTGTCTAAAATTGGCGTTACCTCGACCACCCGCCGCCGGGCTGATTGGCTGGAGCCAGATGCGGCCCTTGGCTCAAATGGCTGGGTGGTTACCGTAGGCGTGAATGGAAGGCCCACCTCGGCATAGCTTGCCGGAACGCCGCCCAATGTGGCATTGCCTGATGCGACCGTGTCGTTGGCATCAACAATATCATCGCGGATTATGTTGACCACCTCGCCCTCAAGATGGCTGAGAGACCCCGCCGTTGTGTTGCTGGGCAGTGCCTGGTCAGGCGCGACCGGGTTGGCGTAATACTGCAAGCTGCAATCGGTCGTGCGGTCATCGTCGAATGTTTCTATGTAGTATTTGGCCGCGCCACCGATGGTTCTTTTAACGATGCAATAGATGGTGTCACCATCAACCGCGACATCGATGAAATCACCGTCAGTGCTAAACGTACTAGCCGCCACAATCTGTTGTGGGCGGTTCAGCATGAACGCCGCGATATTGCCCGCAAAGCCTGTGGAAGCCGCTCTGTAGCCCGTTGTTGAGGAACCATTGACCACCATCAGCAAATCGCCCTCGGTGGTGTCTGTAGCCGGTCTAAGCGCCATGCGTCGCGGGTCCAGTATCATGTGACTGCAAAGCAAGCTGATGTTGTTGGCTACATAGGACAGTTCCACATCAGAGAACAACATTTCACGCAATGCTTTGCCCTCTTTGGACATAAACAGCGTACCGCCTTCGGCAGCTTGTGGGCGCAATCCCAGCTTGGACCCGCGCCGTGTGGCAGACTTGACCGTGACATTGCTCGGCGTGATTGGCGTGAGGTCGGCTTGAGGCACAAAGAACTCGGCCCCTGTGGTGAATATTTGCAAGTCACGGCCAGAGCGCAGGGCGGTAATGGCGTTGACGCTATCGGTGGCTAGGGTGACTTTTATGGCATCGTCATCCAGCGCCTCTGAGGCTTTGAAGTTGAAGAAGTCGGATACTTTGGAACCAAATAGCGTTGCGGGTTCTGACGCACTGCCACCAAAATACAAGCGACCTTCGTGGAACGTACACGTTCTAGGCCAGCCGCGTGTGTCCGACCAACAGTCCTCATAGCCAGTTTCTAGCTCCCAAGACCCGTTGGAGATTGCGGTGTCTTCTTCAGCAAAAGGCACCTCGGTTATGACATTGACTACAGTGCTGGACTTACGCTCAAAAATACGGGCACGGCCAAAATTGTTGGTTACGTTAATGTACTGGCCGACATGGTCAGTAGTGAAAACCCCGCTGGATGCGGTAACTTTGACTATGCCGGTGACAGCGTTAGGCGTGATGCTGCCCGCAGGGTTGCTCGTTGCTATTGTGAATGCGCTTTGTGGCTTGGTCAGGGTCAATGCCGCGACCGTCCAAGTTTCGTTGTTAGCGCCTCTCGTAATTTTAAACGGCGCGAAGTTCTCATGCGTACAGATAAGCGTGTCCGCGCTTTGCGTAAAGTATAGTTTTTGGAGGTCAAAGGCGCTGACGTTATAAAGGGTGCCAACCGCTAAATCTATATAGCTGTTATTCGTAAAATCTGTTTTGGCCAAGCGCACGGCATCGCTGGTTGTAACGTCTAAACTTCCAGTGCCGGGTGTATCTCTTTGTATGGTGATGACGTTGGCGGCGGGCTGGGCACAAGTGAAACCATCAATGCCATCAATGGCAGTTGCCAGGCGCTGGGCCGTGACATCATTGGAAGTGTGCGGGCGAAAATCACGGGTGACGCCTTCGGTGTCAGTTGGGCTACCAGAGCCACCAGCAAGTGCAGTCAGAGTGTGTGCTGTTCCATCAGCCAGTTTAAATACCAAGGCGGCACCCACAGCGATATTTGCATAATCTGTGACCGTCACTGTGAACGATTGGTTGAGACTAGTCAGGGCTGTTTGGTCTGCAAAGAAGCGAAAGCGGATGGTCGAACTGGTATTGTAGGCAGAGGCCACAATCATAAATTTTTGGGTGGTGCTGAACTCAAACGGTATGAGCATTACACTGTTGTTGGGATTGTCGGCAGTGAGGTCATGCACGAACCGGGTGCCTGGGCGCCGAGAGAACCCGCCTTGGGGTTCGAACACAACATTGTCGGCAAGGTCCACGCTTGAATAGTATTGTTGCAAGTCAATGCGACCGCGCAACAACGGGTCCAGTTCACCGACTGTGAAGGACGCTTGATATTGTTGGGTTCTACTCATCTGATGTCAGTCAACAAGTAATCAGAGATAACGCTGGGCGGTGTGCCGCTGCTATCCATAGACATGGCCTGACGCAGCCAGCCGCCGCGAAAGTTCTCAGACGGTGAGCCAAGAGCAATGGAGCGCCAGTATTGTGACTTGGTGGTCTGGTCAGTGATAACCTCGGCCAAGTGCCAGGCAAGCTGGTACACCATTAGCGTGATAAAATACGGCGGCATCTGCGCTTCTGGCACCGCCTTCTGGTAATCTATATAAATGCTGGTCTCGTTAGTCATCAGGACCGACAGACCGCCGGTTGATTGGTTTATCTCGTAGGACCGCACCAGTGGGGCATTAGCCGCCGAACTAGTACGCAC